CGCCTCGCGCGCCCCGCCCACCAGCGTGTACGCGTCCATCGCGCTCTGCCCCTGGTACGTGATCGTCTTCGCGTCCGTGTCCACGTCCAAGGTCTCGTCGATGGCCAGCGTCGCCGCCAGCGCTAGGGCCACACCCGTCGTGTTGTTCGTGATCGTGATATCGAGCGAGTAACTCCCCTGTTCCGCCCCCATCCCCGAGAGCGGCGTCCCCGTCGAGTCCAACGTCACCGTACAATCCGCGGCCTCCAGGTTGGCCGCCGTCGCGTCTTCGGCATACAGCGAGAGCGCTACGTAGGTCGCCCCTGTCGCCAGCGCCTCATTCCGCGACCACGACTCCCACGTCGGGGGAGACGACGGCGGGTTAGGGATCGTGTACTCTGTCGTCCAGGAGGAACCGTCGTCGCTGGACTCGATCTCTGCGGTCCAGTCTGGCGCGTTTTGGTACTTCTCGCCATTGGTGAAATTCGCGTTCGTGATCCCGCAGGGGTTGCGGAGATGCACACGTTCCGTGTAGCCGTAGCCGCCCACCATATCCAACCCAATCTCCACCCACGGATCGGCGCTCGCGCCCCGGTTGCCGCCGTAGAAGTGCGTGGGTGTCGAGGGCGTCCACTGCCCCGCCCGCAGACCGTCATCCTCGCCAAAGGTCTCGTAGACCCACGAGTCGTTTGTGCTCAGGTCCAGCTCGAACGCCGGCTTGTAGTTATCATCGACCGTGGGCGCGGTCGCGCTGCCATTGCCGTACTGCAGCCACACCTCGTGCTGCACCCACCAGACATCCTCGTCGGCGCTCCACGTCTGCGCGCTCGTCCCGCGCGCGGCTCGCGTCACCGAGAGAAAGCGCCTGTCCGTGTCGTTCTTCGCCGTGTAGAGCAGGATCTCGTAGCTCCCCGTCGGGTCGCCGATCAGCAGCACCCCCGACGACGGGAAGCCCGAGATATCCTCGTTCACGTCCAGACTTTCCACCGCGTCGCCCGAGTCGATCGCCGCCTCCAGCGTCCCGTACTGCGTCGGCGAGAAACTCAGGTTCGCCCACACCTTCGTGTTGGCCGCATTCATGTTCGCCAGCCAGCGGTTCGCCTCCGACCCGTCGACCTGCACCCGCAGATCGTCGCCGTCCGCCTGCATCTTGCCTGCCGTCACCAGCGAGGCCGTGTCCCATCCGCCGTCCGTCAGATCGTAGGGATAGCGGGTGTAAGATTCGTCCGCCTGCCAGATCACGGGCACGTAGCGCTTGTACGCGTAGCCCCCCGTGCGCGCCGCCTTCGGCGTTATCAACATCTGCGGGCGCGCGATCACGTCCCCCGCGTTCGTCACCTTCAGCGTCGCCGAGGCCTCACGGACGCGCCAGAAAGCCACGTCCCCGTCGCGGCTGCGCGGCTTCACGTCCCCGTCGATGCGCATCAAGCCCACGTGCCCGGCAAAGGCCACGATCCCCTGTCCGCTCCCCTCACACGCCACATCCAGCCAACGCGCGTTGGAGGCGCCCGCGTTGTACGTATTCAGCACCTGCGTCGCGCTCTGTTGGAAGTCCAGCATCCGCACCTCCTGGAGAGCGCCGTCGCACTGATTCCCCGAGCTCGAGTCCGAGCCGAGATAGAGCGTCGCTCCCAGGGCCGGCGCCGTGTACGTCGCCCCCGTGGCGGCTACGGCGCCGTCCTTGTAAATCGCCAGCCCCGCGTCGCCCCACGTGAAGACCAGTTTCAGCGTGTCGCCGGCGTCCCACGTCAACGCTGTCGTCGAGATCGTGTTCGTCCCGTCGGTGAAGTAGATCTTGTCGTCCGCCGCGTTGAAGTACGCCTTCAGACTCCCCTCGTCGAACAAGTACCGGGTGGGCCCCGTCTCATCCGCCGCCGGCGTCCACCAGAGCGCCAGTGTCCCCGCGTCCCGATCCAGAGGGTTGTCGAGGGTGAGGGTGCCCCCCGTCGCAATCGACGAGATTGAGTTGTGAGCCGTACCACTCCACGTCGCGCCGGGCGTGTCGCCGTCGAAATAGGGAATGGGTGTCGTCGCCGCCACGACCGCGTCAAACCACACACTCGATCCAGTGCCACCACCGCTGTTAAATAGTATGATGTAAATATTCACCGCGCCGCCTGTATTATTTGTCCAACTCGTGTGAAGCCGCCCCCACGCATTCGCCGCAGTACCGGTCACTGTCACGCGGGTCGCGAGATTAGTGGCGTCGTAGATGCTTAGATTGGAATCTCCCACAATTTCTGCCCAGGCACTGACTGAGGCGTGAATAGTCGCACCATCGGCCAACGCAATCGCCGCCGTCCGAATTTGTGCGGCCCCTGTACTGCTCGCGAGGATCTTTGCAGAATACGAGCCATAGACGGCGCGATCACCGGACTGAGACAATGCCCCCCCGGCCCCCGACTGATCGAATACCCAGCCAGAGACACCGGTCTCAAAACTCGGATTGGTGATCAGGTTCGTCGCCGCGCGGATCAGCGTCACGCCCTCCCCCGGCGCCGCCTGCCAGCCGCCGCCCAGCGTCGCCTCGAGCGTCGTCGGCTGCAGCAGATCGCGTACCGTCCACGTCGAGTCGTCGCGGTAGAGGTCCCACGGCCCCATCATCAGGCCCACGTGATTCGGAGACGCGCCCGCGATCTGGGTATTTGCCAGCATCAGCCGCCGCGTCGCCGCGTTCTCCCGGTCCAGCATCCGGAGCAGTAACTGCCGTGCTGCGGCCTGCTCGTCAGGCGGGAACGTCGTCTCCAGCGCGAACGCGCGCCCGTCCAACCGCACCCCCGTCCGCCGTGGGTGTCGCCCCTCCCGCGCCGCCATCACCGATGGCGTGCTGGGTAGCCCCAGCAGCTCGTTCGCCGTGCTGCGCCAGCGATTATTGTCGCTGTCGCTAATCACCAACGTCCCAATTGCCCATGGATAGATCGTCATGTCACCACCATCCCCGCGACTTCACTGAATAGCCCCTCTGCATCCTGCACCCCCTGGAAGATCGGATTGTAGAGGTGTAACGCGTTTTGCGTCCCGCCGCCCATCCCCGTCTCGGCGCCACGTAGCGCCGTAGCACCGGCATCCTGCGCCGCCCGCTCGATCGCCGACGTCTCCTCCAGCCCCACCACTATCCCCTGGTTGAAATCCACGCCCACCGGGATCGTCTTCTTGGCCGGGCTCTTGATCCCCAGGAATCCGCGCGCCGCCTCCAGCGCGGCACTCGCTGCGTCCTGGGCCGCCGTCTTGATAATATCGAGGCCCGACGTGATGCCTTTGGCGATCCCGTCCAGAATCCCGCGTCCCAGCTCTCCCCAATCCGTCTCCGTGAAGAACTTTTGCACGGCCTCGATCGCCTCGGCGCCGATCTCCTTGATCTTCAGCCATGCGTCATTCCACACCTTGCGCATCTTCTCACCGAAGGCGTACCAGTCCCCCTCAAACGCGCTGCGGAACGCATCATAGACACCCATGAACTGGCCCTTGAACCACTCGAAGACACCGACGATCCCCTCCCAGACAGATTGCGCCTTCGCCATGATCGCGTCGCCGTGCTCCGCCCAGAACTCCCGAATCGCCGACGTCACCGCAACGACCACATCCCGTATCGCCTGGATAGCCTGAGGGATGAATTCCTTCAGCCACCCCCAGACCGCCTGTGCCTTGTCGCGGATGCCCAGGAAGTTAGATTCCCACGCCGCGCGTAGCGCGACCGCTGCCGCGACCACCAGCGCAAAGACCGCGATGATTGGGAGGACAAACTGCGCCACAGCTACCAGCGCCGGAACCACTACCACGGCGATCGCCCCGGCCAGCCCCAGGAGTACATCTTGTAACTCGACGTTCTTGGCGAGCCAGCTCGCCACCTCCACGACCACCGGGCGGACCTGCTCGATGAACTGCTGGACGCCCGATACCACCTGCATGATCGCGTTGTAGACCGGCTCCGGGACCAATTGGAGTAGCAAAATCTTGAACGCCGTCAGCGGGTCCGTCCCCGAGGCCAACTGGCTCGTGAAGAGCGTCACCGCATCCAGGACCACCGTCAACGCCGGTAGAATCTGATCCATCAGAATGGGCTTGAACTCCTGGAGGAGCGCCAGGACGATCGGCAGCACCGCCCGCCCGATCTCCTGGAGCGTATCCTGCCACACCGCCTTGAGCACGCGTTGCGTGTTCGCCAGTCCGTCGGCGGTGCGCGCGAAGTCCCCCTGGGCCGTCGTCGACTGTTCCAGAATTAGCGCGTACCGCGCCTGTAGCTTGGCGGCCTCGCTCAACTCCCCATTGGCGTCAGCGAGCCCCAGCTCCATGGCCTTGGCCTCAACTGCAACCGCGGTCAGGTTCACCCCCAGGGCGCGCAGCGGCTCCGCCTCCCCGACGAGGCCCGCTCGCAGCTTATCGAGTACCTCCGTCGGGTCCATATTGTTGAACGATGCCAGGTCTGCGGCCAACGTCACCAACTCGGTCGACATACCCGCTGCGGCCTCCTGGCCTACCCCCATCGCGGTGAATAGGTTTCCGTAAGTTCCCGCGGTCGCCAGCGCCTCCCGCTGGCTGATCCCCAGGCTCCACGCCGTCGTCTTCGAGAAATCCTCGACCGCTGCGGCGCTATCGCCGAAGACCGTCTGCACCTTTGCCAGCGACTCGTCGAAGTCGCTGGCCGCATCCACTGCCGCCGGCCCGATCTTCGCAATTCCCAGGGCCAGACCGCCCACCAGGGCCGCCCCGCCGGCGAGGGCGAGCGTCCCCAGTCGCTTGAGGTGCGGGAGCAAACGCTGCCCCAGCCCGGCGGCCAACTTTCCCACGCCCCCCAGGGCGCGTAACGCCGCCCGCCCCAGCCCGCCTACCACGCCCCCGAGCTTGCCCAGGAGACCCAGACCGCCCTCGGCGACCCGCATCACCCCGCCCAGGGCGCGCTTGAATCCCTCGAAGACTGGCTTCCCGACCGTCTCCCCCAGCGTGCGAAAAACCCCCGTCACCTTCTCCAGGACGGGGGCCACGCGCCCCTTGATATTATTGGCGAGCGTCCCGAGGGCCTCCCGGGCCCGCCCGATCATATCGCCGAAGCGCTGCACCAGGGGCAGATTCGCTATATGCTGCCGGGCGTTACTGAGCAGCCCTGCCGTCCAGGACTTGATCTTGGCGGGTAGCTCGCCGATCTTACCGGCAAGCCGGCCCACCCCCTGCGAAAATCGCTCCAGGAACGGGATGCGCTCCACCACCGCCCGCCCCAGCGAGACAATCCCGCGACCGGCGCCGAGGGCCGCATCCGCCAGCCCCCCGGCTACCTCTTTCATGCCGCCCAAGACGACCTTCAGGTCGGCGGGGATCGCCTTCAGCCCGCGGGCGCTCCGGGTCAGACTGCGGCGCACGCCATCGGCAGACCGAGTCACTGACGTTCGCCAGGACTCGGCCTGCTTCGCGCTCTTCTGCAAGCCGCCGCGGTATTCGTCGGCGTCCGTGGTGAGTTTTACCACCAGGGTTGCGATTGTCGTCACGTCTTCCTCAGATCCCGCCCGCCCATCGCCGTGTTCAGCATCTCCACGAATGCCAGGTTCGATTTCCAGCGGATCTCGTCATCCGGCGGCTCGGCATCGAACGTCGGCATAAAATCGGCGGGCTTGTAAACCTTCTTATTCTTCGGTCCGCGGACGCTATTGGCATACAGCGCCATACTCATCGCGTTGCGCAGATCTGCGCGGGGCTCCCCGAACGGCTCAATCTCGGCGTACGCCATCCACTCGCTCAGTTCGTGGCTGTCGATCTCCCGCAGCAGCTGCCCGACCGTCATCCCCAGGTGGCCCGCTAAGCGGAAATAGAACCGTCGCTCGGGCCGCCGACGGAGTTTTTTGCCAGTTCCTCCACATCATCGTCCGTGATCCCGCTCAACCGCTGCGCGACCTCGAAGACACGATTCAACGCCGCGGCGGATTTCTTACCCAGCGCCTCCACGTCTCTATCAGAGAAGATGCGCGCGCCCTCCTCGTCCACCACGGTGGCCGCCACCAACTTGGCGCGGATGTTGCCCATGTCCACCCGCGTCTTCTTCCCGCGCTGGTCGACGATGCTTTCTTCAAAGCGGTCGCGCTCGGCGCCGGTCATGCACCGCACGCGTACTACCCCGCCCCACTCCGGGACCGCCACGTCCTCCGACGCCAGATCGTCGGCGCCCAGAATCTTCTCCCGTCCCAAATATTTGCTCATCAGATTGTTGCTCCTTTTGAAATGGTTGGGCATTCAGCAGGTCCCACAAGCGAAGCCTGCTGAATGCTGTTTGCTGTCGGCTGTCCGCTAATCACTCCTACGCCAACGTCGGCTGCCCGCTCGGCTTGAGCGTCACATCCGCGGTCAACTTCCCGTTCACCGGGGCGCCGGGCTCGAACGCGGTCACGTAGGCGGCGAAGCTCCAAGTCGTGCTCCCCGCGTCGGGAAAGACCAGCTGGAAATTGCGCAGCGTGCGCGCCACCACGTCTGCAATTAGGCCGGTCGTCGCGTTCAGCGTCGCCTCAGTAGGTTCGTAGTTCACCGGGAATGTCACCTCGCCGGTGCGCAGAATCGTAGCGATGACCTCCTCCCAACCGCCGGGGCTGCTGTGATTCGTGCTCTCCTCGGTGTCCAACCCCAGACCGGGCCCGCTGATATCCCCCACCTCAAAGATCGTGGTGAACGTCTCGCTGGACTCCCCGTCGCCCACCTTGAGGAGTGTGCCAAAACTCGAAATAGCCATCTCTCATACCTCCTTGTGGATTATCCCGGCAGCGCCACCACGCCGAGCTTCACGTCGGCGCTGGCGGCCTCCAGGTAGACCTTTCCGTCAGACTGAATCCAGCCCTGGGCCTTGAGCGGCCCAAAGACCGCGTACTCTCCCGCCCCCAGGCTGTAACTGTCGATGTCGCCCGTCCGCCCGTAGGGATCGGGTGCGCTCGTCACAGTAATCGCCACCGGGCTCGCGCCCGTGTTGTGCGCGACGATCAGATCGTAGCCTCCGAACGTGAACTGGTTCTTGTTCACCGTATCGGCGGCGACCATGGGTAAATCCGCCTCATTGGCACCGTAGTCACCGTACGGGCCCTCAGCGGTCAACTTCGTCAAATCCGTCCTTGCCATCGTTCACCTCATTCCACCTCAATCGGATTCCCGAACCGATTCACCAACAGCGCGCTCACCCGCTTCGGCTTGGGTGGAGGCGTGTGGCGCTGCGCCATATGCTCGCGCATCGCCGCCTCGCCGTGTAACGTGTCCCACCCGCAGAGCGTGCACCGGTACTGCGTCAACCCCTTCCACCTCCCAACGGTGTAGAGGGGCTCCGGATTCTCCGTCCGTTCCTCGTCCATAGATCTACTCCTTCCGGATGATGTAATCCTGGCGCCGCGTCGCCTCGGCAAACGTCTCGGCGTACGCATCGATCTCATTGTCGAGGAAGATCGCGCCCACCGTCACGTCGCCCAGCGCCCCGCGGAAGCCGCTCAGCGATGCCTCCACCGCCTCCGCCAGCGCCTCACACTCCGCATACGTGTTGCCCTCGATCGTGATCTGCACCCGCGCTACCACCTCGCCCGTGGCGCCGCTGTGGGTGTAGAACCGTGGCGCAGAGATAATCTGATACGCCAGCGCGGGCCTCGTGGCCTCCTGCGGAATCATATTCGGAAAGATCCGGTCGCCCGCCAGGGCACCGACCCCTGAGTCGGCTTCTAAGCGCGCGACCAGCCCCGTCGTCAGGCTCATCGCTCCACCGCCCGCTTAAGAACGACGCCCACGGCGTCGCGCGCTGCGTCCTGCTTGCTATCGATCGCCGGGCGGAGAAACGGGCGAGCCGCCATCCCCGGATGATCCACGCGACCAGTAATCACCAACCCCGCGCGACCCTCAAAGGCCAAAGGCAAGCCGGTGATCTCGTGACTCGTCGCTCCCAACTCAAAGAAGCGCAGATACCACTTATCTTTGTGGGGGCCAATCTTCGCCACCGCCCTCTCTCCCTCGCGCTCGACCTCTACCTCAACATCAGGCGAGGGCGCCAGCCGGTTGGCCTCTCGCCGTACCACCTCGCCACCGGCGAGCGTGGCCTCGTCCAACGCCTTGTCGGCGTTGACGTACGAGCGCTCCAACGCCTTCAGCAATTCCTCGCCGCCCTCAATCTCTATCTCGACCTTCATCAGCCGATCTCCTCGCAGAGTAGGTGCAACTCTCGGCGACGACCCTCCGGGTCCAGTACCGCCCGGATCTCGTACGTCCGGCTGTCGTGGGTCACACGCATCGTCTCCTTGAGCCCGCTGCGGTACCGGATCACAAATCGCGTCGAGATCTGCACGCCCTCCCGACGGGCCTCCATAAACTCCCGGCCCGAGATATCCACCTTCGCCGCCCACACCGTCGCCACGTCCGACCACGTGAAAACCTCCTCACCGTGCGCGTTCCGTGGCGTCGGGGTTGGCTTCTCCTGAATCGTGATCCTGTGCCTCAGCGTCCCGGCGCGCATCAAAACACCCGATCCAACCACAGGAGCGCCTCGACGCCCAATGGTAGCGCGTTCAGATTGCGCACCTCCGAGACCGCCTCCCGGTGCTCGTAGAGATGCCCGATCAGTAAGAGCACCGCCTGCTTATATCGCTGGGGAATCTCATCTACGTCGTCCCACCCCGCCACGAACCGCACGCGGATCGCGCTGCTCTCGGCCAACGTCACCGCAGGCCACGAGGCCCCCGAGGCCAACAACACCAGACCCGGCTCGCGGTACGTGTCCACCACGTACGTGCTCGTGTCGAGCGTGGTCGTGGTGCCATCCTCGTCGACGTACGTGATACTCGTGATCGACTGCAGAGGAGGGAGTGGTATCACGATCTCGTCATCGTCGGGCCAATCGTCCAGCACCAGATCCCACGTCTGCGTGAACAGCGCCCGGCGCGCGATCATCTCCACCGTCTCCCGCGCCACCTGAATCAGGCGCGTGAGAAACGTGTCGTCGTCCGTACCATCGACCCGCGTCTGGGCCTTGGCCTCGGTCAACGTCACCGGCTCGCTGGTTGGACCGGTCACCAACTTCCGTGTCATTTCTTACTCCGGCTGCGCTTCTTAACCGCCTTCTCGGGCGGTGGGGCAGAGGCCGTCTCAGCCTCGGCCTTCACGGCCTCCGCCTTGCCCATCCGGATCAGATCCGCCGCCACGTAACCGGGTACGTCCACCACGTCACCCGGCGCGTGCGGCTTGCGATTAACAATCGTCCCGCGTGTGATCCGGACCTTCATAGATCACCTATGCCGTGCCCTCGGCAGGGCTCACGTGTACCTCACCGGTGTTGGTGGCGTAGGGGACGTCCTTCATGTTGAACTGGATGGCGATGCAGAAGGTGGGGGTTGCGGCGTCAGCGTCGGGTACCGTCACCACCGAACGCACATAGCGCTCCTGTGGCTGGTGAATCTCCAGGGCTGCCAACCCGTCGGCGTCGGCGGCGGTCGTGAAGGCCACCTCGGTCCCGGCAAGATCGGCGGCGTCCGACATATCCGAAGCCGCGCCCTGCTGGGCCGTGACATCGAATCCGGTCAGCGCCTCGCCCTGCAGGGCCCCGGCGATGAAGATCACGCTGTCGTAGCCCTGCATATCCAGCGTGGTCCCGGTCAGCGCCTCATTATCCGCGGCCTTCAGGGCCTGGATAGAGATCTTGGCGTTACGAAAGATGCTATACATGTTGCCTCCTTGGCTCGTAGCCTGGTAAAGGGGGCGCGGCGCTCACCGCGCCCCCACTTGAGTCTAAGCGGTCAGGGCGTCCAGCATGGCTGCGAAGCTCTCCGCGTGCCGCACCTGGACGTCGACGTCCTGCATCGCCACCACCCGCACCGTGCCGCTGGTGCTGTTGGTGTACGGATCGACGAGCACATCCAGCCCGCCCCACATGCCGATCAGGAGATCGGCCCAGTTGCCGAAGAAAAGCGCGGAGCAGACGTCCGAACTCCCCTTGGTGAGATCACTGCGCACCTGGTTGGTGACCCAGCACGCATACCCGTTCAGCGGCGTGTTGCCCGCCATGTCGTTCCAGATCGGGATGTCCCCGTACGTGGCGGTGCGCATCGTCGCCTTCAGCTTGCCGCGCACCTTCGCGTTGGTCATGTAGGCCAACCGGCCCACGTCGGCGTTATCCTGGGCGACCTCGGTCTCCAGGCTCACGATGTCCGACCAGTCGGGTGCCGCGCCGTTGGTGCCGCCCACCACGCTCCCGATGCCGCTCACGTACTGCAGCCCCAGGGGCTGGTTCGCAGAGCCGGACCCGTGCAGCGCGGCGTAGTCGATCGCCAGCGCGATCACCGTCGCCAGCTCGGTGCGGACGAAGATCTCCATGTCGATGGACGCCTGCTTCAGCAGTCGTCGGGTTACGTCGGTGTAGCCGCCGCACGTGCGGGGACGCAGTTTCACCTGCCCCAGCTGCGGGGTGCTCTCCGTCGGAGCCCCGCCCTCCCCCACCCAGTACGCGGTCGCGCCGCTGGACTGTTTGGGGATATCCACGTCGCCCACCAACCCGGTGAGCATCGTAGCTCCCGCCCGCTGCACCAGTGCGCGGTTGCGCAGCATATCGATGAAAGACTGAGCCAGCAGATCCTCAGAGACCATGTAGCCACCGTAGATGGGATCGCCCACCTGCATATCGCGGGTCTCGCGGGGCCGCAGCGAACGCAGCGACCGGCTCGCCCAGTCGTAGGGTACGAAGAAGCCCTCGGGCTCGCGCCCCATCCGCTGTGCGGCGGCGCGGCTGGCCTCGAGCTCCAACCCGGCGTTGTCCCACGCGTGCGGGTCGCCGCGGCGTGCGGCGTCCTGTGCCGCCAGGGCGCGCACCAGACTGTAGCGTTCCAGATCGCGCTCGTCCATACCGATGCTGGGGTCGTCCTCCGGATCAGGATGTAGCCCCCGCTGCTCGGGTTGCTCCAGGTCCTGCTCCTTACCCACCAGCTTCTCGCGGCGCGCGATCTTCTTCTCCAGACTCTCGGTCTGGGCCAGGAGATTGCGGTATTCCGCCTCCTCGTCGTTGGTCAGATCGCGGCTCTCCTCATCCGCCTTGTCCAGCATCTCCCGTGCCTGCCGGACGAGGGCGGCCCGCTGCATCCTATACTCTCGAATTCTGGGGTCCATCTCAAGCCTCCTTATAGATGATTGAATCCAACGCCATACGTAGGCGAGCCAGAGCCAACCGCACCCGCGGAGTTCTCGCCTCGCCCTCCGGGGCCGCCTGGCCTCCGGCTTTGAACTGTTCGAAACGCGCCCGCGCCTCCACGACCGTGTCGCGGTACGCCGGGAACGCGACCGGGCTGACCTCAAAGAGGTCCACGTCCAGCAGCGTGCGGGACACTGCGCCCGCATCGTCCTGGTGCCATTCGTCGCGCACCGTGCGGAACCCGAAGGACATCTGCTTCACGTCCCCGCGCCGGATCGAAACCAGCGCATCGCGCGCCCATTGGGTGTCGGGCGGTAGAATCCGCACGCGCAGCCCCTTCTCATCTTCCTTGAGGAGCAGGGTGTCGTTGCTCCGTCGCCCGAGGACGTACGGGGACTCGTGATCCCAGAGAGCCAGCACGTCCGCGCCCTCCTCCAACGTCCGCTTGAAAGCTCCCGGCTCGATCATCTCCCGAAAGCCGCCCAGATCCTCACTCAGCACGCCGAAAACTGCCGCGTAGCCCTCGATCACGGGCGCCTCGCCCTCGTTACTGACCACCCGCAGCTCCTCGACCTGAAATGTGCGTATCTCCTTACCCACGTTGCCTCCTATGGCTGGCTGCTGACGACCATGCAGTCGCAGCCGCCGTGCGCGGGGGCGTGCCCCACGTTGCCGCTCACCGTCAGGGGCCGCTCGGCCCCCTCCGGCTCCAGGCTCTCCCCGGCGCCGATAAACCACTCATCGATACTCACCACCCGCCCGTTGAGGTCGCTGCAGTAGGGGCAGTTCTCACCGAACGCCACCCAGCGCATCGCGCGCACCCCCACCCGCCGGTACAACGCCACGGCGAGGGCGTTCCCGAAGCGCACACTCTCGTCGTTGCCATCCCCGCGCGCGCGTCCGTCGGGCCACCCCTCGATCGTGCGCGCTACCGCCTCCGCAGCGTCCCCGCCGGAGGCCTCCGCCTCGTCGAGCGCGTCGCTGATCTGCCCGCGGCTCTTGCCCACGTGCCGTGCCGCGTAACGCTCCAGGTAAGCGCGGATAAAGGCCTGGGCCCCGTCTGTCACCATCCCCACCTCGTCCTCGACCTCGGCCTGCACTAGCTCCGCGTAGGCACCCGTCGCCGCGCGCAACTGCTCCGCAATCCATGCCTCGTGATCGCGGTAGAACGCGTCCAGCCACGCTCTGAACTCGAACAGGCTGCGCTTGCGCAGCTGCTTCTCCAGCGCCCCGCGGATATCGTTCACCTCGCGCCGCAAAATCCGCGCCAGCGCATCCCGGTACGTCCTCGCGTGCGCCTGCTGCAATCGGTGGCGGCTGCGTGCGCTCCGCGTCTCGTGAATGCTCAGCGTCCGGCGTTCTGGGCCCTGGTGGTCGAGCTCGTGCTCGTACTCCAATGCCCGGTCCTCGCTGCTCCCGAAGTCCCCCACCTGATCGGCGGGGATCATGTTCAGGGGCACCAGGTAGACGTCGCCCCCGTCGATCGGATTCATATTTTCGAGGCGCCGGATATCGTTCGCGCTCAGCCACCCATTCGAGCGGCCCACGGCATACGCCTCGTAGCGACTGGCGATATCCCCCCGCAGAAGCGCCGTGACCAGGTGCTCGGCAAAGTACCGCCCCCGCTCGCTGGGCGTGAGCAGCGAGCGGAAGATCTCCTGCTCCCAGCGCTCCAGCCAAGGCGTCAGCGTGTGGATCACGAAATCCAGCGACTGATGCTCGATGTTCGAGAAGGTCGCGCGGTCCAGATCCGCCAGCATATGCGGCGGGACTCGATACCAGCGCGCCACCTCCTGGATCTGAAACTTCCTTGTCTCCAGAAACTGAGCCTCGTTGGGCGGGATACCCACCTGGGCCACCTCCATGCCCTCCTCCACGATCGCCGTGCGGTGAGCATTCTCCAGCCCCTGGTACTGCGCGTTCCAGTTTCGCTGGAGTCGTTTCTGCGCCTCGTCGCTCATCTTCCCTGGGTGCCGCAAGATCACCTTGGGGCGCGCCCCATTCTTGAACAACGCCGCGCCGAACTTCTCCGTAGCCAACGCCAACCCTATCGAGTGCCGCTGTAGCGCCAGGGGCGAGAACCCCATCAGCCCGTTGTGTCCCAGCCCCCTGATATGCAGAATCCGGCTCGCCGGAATCCCCACCAGGCGGCTGTCGAAAGAACGCGGCAGTTCGTAGACGTAGACCAACCGTCCGCTCTCGTCGCGCTCAAGCCGCTCCATCTTGTCCACCCGCAGCGGCCACAGAGCGCGCACCGCGCCCGATCGGTTGTACTCGATCTCCGCATACGCATTCCCCCAGAGCCCCAGGTGCCCCATCAGGGTCTCTCTCAGCGTGAACGACGTCATCTCCGGATTGGGGAGATCGTGCAAGAGCGAGTAGAGCGGATGCCCCACCGCTCGTGCCTTCCCCTCGTCCGGTAGACGCTCGTACAGAATGAGAGGCAGGCTCGCCACCGACTCCGCCAGAATCCGCACGCACGCAAACACCGCCGAGATCTGCCGCGCGTTAGCGGGCGTCACCTTGAGCCCCGCCGAAGTCTCGTAACTCCCGAGGCCTCGCCACTCACTCTCGGGGACCACGCTCACCGCGCGCCTCTCAAAAAACTCCGCCAGAATCCCGCTCATCGTCGCCCTCGCACGCGCATCTGAGCGCCCAGCAGCCCGAAGGCCAGCAGCGCCGCGCCTCCCGCAATCCACGCCAGCGGCTCGCTGACCAGATAGAGCCCATAGCAAAGCAGTGCCAGGCCCACAGACGCCGCGGCGTCGTAGCGGTCCACCGGCAACGCTATCTTCGGTAATCGAATCTTTGTCATAGAACGATCAGCCCCCGCTCCTCATATATCGATCGGTTGGAACCGTGACGAATCGCCCGGTCCAGCGCCATAATCAGCGCCACCATCCCGTCGATCTTCTCGATCGAGCGCTCCTTGTCGGGCTTGATATTCCCCGCCGGGTCCTCCCGTGCGACCAGATTGTCGGCCATCCAGTTGAGCACTGGATTGTTGCCGTGGGCGAGCCGGTGCGAGAGAATCAACCGCTCCAGCTCCTTCATCGGCGGACTCATGTCCTTGAACCCCTGCCCGAACGGGACCACGAAGTCGTCGCCGCCCATATCCTGCAGCTTCTGGATCACGTTCGCCGCGCCCCAGCGGTCGTAGGCGACCTCCTGGAGGTCGTACGTCTGCGCGTCGTCGTCCACCTGCGCAACCGCAAAATCCTGATCGACCGCGTTGCCCGGCGTCGCGACGATATAGCCCCGCCGCACCCAGTCGTCGTACGGCACCCGGTCGCGGTGCGACCGTTCGTGCATTGCCTCCTCGGGTATCCAGAACCGCGTCAGAATCTGGTACGCATCCCCCTCCACCTGTGGAGGGAACACTAACACCAGCGCGGTGACATCTGTCGTACTCGAGAGATCCAGTCCCGCGTAACACGTCCTGCCCCGCAGCCCGGTGGCATCCACAGCCACCCCGCAGGCGTCCCAATGTCCCCAGGGTACCCACTTCGTCTCCGCCTGCGTCCACACGTCCAGGTGGAGACGCAGGAACGCATTCAGCTGCGAAGGCATCTCCTTCGCTCGCGCCGCCAGGCGCCGCATGTCGTCCACTTTCTTGCTCACGCCCAGATTGGGGTTGGCCTTAATCCAGGCCGCCTCGTCGTCCCACTGGTCGTCCTCGTCGATCGTGAAGATCACGCCGAACCACGAATCATCCTCGACGATCCCCTCGAGCACCTTCTGGGTGTACTCGTGCTGTACGAAACAGATCGACTTGCGATCATACCCGGCGGTCGTGATGCTGAACATCAGCGGCTGCCGGCGGGCACCGGTCGCCGTTTCCAGTACATCCCAGAGCTCGCGCGTCTTGTGCGCGTGGACCTCGTCCACAACCGCCCCGTGGACGTTGAGCCCGTCCATTGAGTCGGAGTTACGCCCCAGGGGCTCATACTTCGACGCCGTGCCCGCAATGTGTAGATTGTCGCGGTACACCGTAACCCGCTTGCGCAGCGCGGCGCTGCCCTTCACCATCCGCACCGCTTCCGCGTGCGTAATGCGTGCCTGATCGCGCTTCGTGGCCGCCGAGTAAATCTCCGCGCCTGGCTCCCCGTCGGCCACCATCAGATACAACCCGATCCCCGCCGCAATCGTGCTCTTGCCGTTCTTGCGGCTGACCTCCAGATACGAGGTCCTGAAGCGCCGAGTCCCATCCTCCTTCATCCACCCAAAGAGAATCCAGAGAATCGTTTGCTGCCAGGGCTCCAGTCGTATCACCTGCCCGGCCCACTCCCCCTTGCTGTGGTGGAGCAAACCGAAGAACTCGATCACCAGCGAAGCCGCGTCCGGATTGAACCAGAACCCCCGCTCGTGCCCGTGCTCCAGATCGTCGAGGTGCCGCTGGCACATCAACCGCACCCACTTACAGGCGGGCAGACGTCCACTCAGCACATCCTCGATGTACTGCTGGACCACGTCTTCCGCTGGGTACGTCGTTGCCCGCGTCATTCAGTCACCTGCGTCCTCCGTCGGAAGAGCAGCTCCGCGAACTCGTCGCGCTCCTCCGGCTCATCGATCGTCAACCGCGACCGGGCGCTCGGCGTCAGACCGAACTCCGGCAACATCTTGCGCAGCTTCTC